GCTTATCGACTAGATACTGAGTATATTCGTCGTAAGTAAGACCCAGTTCGTCCGCTGCGGAATAATCCTTTGCTGCAATCTTAGATTTCAACTGAGAATATTTCTCAGCGTCTGCTAATTTTGCCTCAAACTCTCGTTCACGCTGCGCTAGCGCCTGTTCGCGTCTACGCTGCGCCTGCTCTTTACGGGCAATGGCGCTAATCTGCGGCGATAACTTTACCGATTCTTCTCCGGCCGGTGATTCTGCAACCTGCTCAGTAGTGGTATCTTGCTTCGGATTCGGTGCGTTGGGCCGTTCAATCTGTGACCCGGTAATGGTTGTGGTGCCCTTGGGGTCGTATCCGGTGAATTCTCTCACAGGAAGGTCAAACTCTTTTGGGCCGGTGGGATTTGTAATTGCTGCTACTTCGATTGCTTCAGTCGTAAATGCCATATCATTCTCCTTGGTTATTCTTCTTGTCGATTCTACTTACTAAACTTGTACTCCTGATGTTGGACCCTGAGATGCGGCCGGGGGAGCTACAGGCAACGGCTGTGCGCCGGGTGCTGCCGGAACAGGCATGGGCGGAGGTGGTGTTGCCGTCTTCTTAAGGTTTTGAATGGCCGTGAAATAGTCCCGGAGTAGATCCATCTTGGTCTCTTCCAGGTCCGTAACGGCGTATTTATTGATGGTCTGCACGGTAAGCGTGGTAGCCAAATCAGATGGGTCTAAAACGAACGAATCAGGAGGATTGTAACCAGATTTACCGTCTTCTACGATTGCATCCAAGTCATGCAGGATTCGCTCTTCAAGAGCTACGGCGAGTTGATCTGATTGCTCAAGATCCGGGAAGTTTGATAGACGACGAAACTCTTGATTTGATATCTCTCCTGCCGCGAGCATCTCGGAAATCTTTGCTTGCCGCCCTACAGGGTCTTTCGGAAGAGATGACTCGTCAAAGCACTGAATGACGTAGGTGTCTTTAATGCCTTCCGCATCCAGGGGTAGATCAACTTCTCTGGTTCCATCCTTGCCCGGGTAAACGGTCGTATAAGTGCCGGTCTCGCGTGCAATATCTGCGGCCCCGTCAATCATCATGTAAGCAAGGTCTGGGAAAAAGTTTTGATACCGGCGCTGGAGTGCCGCGAATCGGTCTGACTCTACGTTCTGCTTGGTCCGCATGGCTTCGCCAGAAGTTACGCCTTGGTCAATCTTACCCGTAGCACTCATGGCAGAAATACCAGCCATGTCATAAGCGTTCTGAATCAACCACTTGATGTAATCGTAAATCTCTTGGTTGTTAGACTGTGCGTTAACAAACTGTGGCGCCTCAGCCATTGTCTTGACCTTAATGATCGAAGACACGTTATTGTTGAACGCAGTTTCAAGAACCTTGGACAACTCGGAGATAATAATCTTAGGTACGCCCGTCATCTCAATGCACTGCGACGAGATAATGAGCATCTTGTAGATTTCCATCTGAGTCGGAAACAAGATTTCAGCTAAGCCCTGAGAAAACCAGCCTACGGTATTCTGGTTGTAATCAAACTTGGCAAAAGGGAAGTATTTTTTCTCCCAGGGCTCATCGAGAAGCACTCCTTCGCTGCATACGATGACGTGCCGACCGTCCTTGGTTTTGTCACCACTCGGAAGGTGCCAGCCCTCACTCACAATGATCTGATCGGAAATTGTATCAGTCGATTGAGGAGAGCTGTCTACCGTTCCGCCCTGAGATGCATAGATTTTTTCTGATTCTTTCGGCATTTGGTCTGCCAAAACGCCACGGTCGCAAAGCTTGGTGTGAATGAGTGCACGCGGGTTGCGGTAGTATCCGTCATTGAAATCAACTAACAGTTCTGTCTCAAGAGTTCGCTCCAGCTCTATCTTGTTGTCCTTCTTGATGACCTTGATAAAGCCGTTACCAAGCTGGGCCGCGTCTCGGAATGCTTCCGCGCCAAGCTCATAAGCCTTGCAGCGGTAAAACTCGCCCATAATGAAGTTATTGAGCTGCTTTGAGATGCGCCGCTCTTTGTAATGTCCCGCATCGGTTAAGAAGACCGGCCTAGGCTTATCTTGAGTGATCTTAGATGTGAGGGTGTCGATACATGAATAAACAACATTCGCTGTCGGCCTGCCCATAGGCATTTGCTGTGAATTATCGAGAGTCGAGGTCGAAGCCAGATAATTATAGAGTGGCTTTCCTGAAAAAAGGCGACTGTACAGAGAAGCCTGCCGGATACGCGCGGAATGGAACTTTTTGAGAAACGCAGTTGTGGACAGTAATTGCGCCAGAAGTTCTTTATCATCCTTAGCCAACCACCATTGGTAATAGTTATTCTCTTTAGGAAGCGTCTTCTTGTCGCGAGGATCTACAATCTTATCTTTGGCCTTAACGACCTCGATAGGTTCAACTTTCCAAGCCACTTAGCCCCCTGCTCCGCTTGGGAAAATAACGTCAACTAATTGCTCCGGCGGAAGGCTAAGAGTCTTGATCAGGCTTTGTAGCTTCTCAGTCGCTTCTTTGTTTTCAGTGGGCTGAGACAATGGCTGCGCTTGAGCTGGCGCAACCACTGAGGCGGGTGCTGGTAGCTGCTCGATCGATGCAGGCAGTCTGATGGATATTTCAAAGTCCTGAGACTTGAAATGACTGGCGCCGCAAGCCTTCAAAGCTTGAAGAATCTGGAGGGTTTCCGAAACGTTCATTAAAGACTCTCGAAATACTTATTAATCCTAGCCATGGCTTTCTTGAGCTGGACAATGTCCTGAGATGATTCGTGCTCACCCATTTCAGTGGCGGTTGCTGGCTCATGGTCTGGGTTGTCGAGTGTTTCGTTAACTTCGGTGTCTTGTTTGGCGTCCCATGCGGCGTTAGGGTCTACGTCTTCCTGACCCGCATAGTCCATCTCTGCCCGATGGGTGCCCCTTTTCTTTGCCCGTATAGCCGCGCTAAGCGCTTTTCCATCCATCATTTGACACCTCTGACGGAAATAGTATCTCCATTGACCACGCCATAATGGTCTTTGCCGTCAATTTTTACTGATACATATTGAATTTCTTCGCCCTTACTCTTAACTAAGATTGTAAAGTCTTCAGTATTTACAAAAACTATCTCTTTCATTTTTACCCCTTGTTCATGCAGCTCATGATCGCTGCCTCTAGCGCCGACATAATTTGTTTTTTATCTTTCTTTTCAAGAGCGTCGATAAGCTCAGAACCAATTGTTTCGTGAAGTTCTTGATTCATTTGGTCTTCGCCGTCTTCAATCTCTCCGCCGCCGGCTAACTTATGCGGTTCTTTTTCGTTGGCAGCAGTCTGACCTTCCATGTTGGGGTGCTCAACTGGGCCGCCGTGTGCGTATAGATTGGGCTTTTTCATGCCGCGAAGTTCGCCAAGCGTTTTGCCGTGCTTTCTCTTTGCTGCATCTAGCGAGTCTTCTTTGTCTGAGTAAATGCTGTCGCGATTAGCCGATCTAACGTGTAGCCCGGCCTGACTGATACCATCCCCGCCCTTATTGACGCCCTTTTCGTTGTCTTCCCGCTTGGTCCAGCTATCAACCGCTCCGCCTTCCGCATATGCCTGTGGCTTCGGCTTGGGCGGAGGTGAACCAGGAAAGCCAATCTTAGTTCCAAGTGTTTCTTGATCCGCTGGGTCCCCACCGTCTGCCATACACACCTTGCAGCTATCGACTTCTCCGCCATGCGCGTGCTTATGGTGTTCCGCTCTGCGTTTCTCACTGTATGCGATAGCGACTGCCTGCTTCTGTGGCTTGCCGTGCGCCATTTCGGTCTTAATGTTCTTTTTAAACGCCTTTGGCGTCTTCGAGTGCACTAGAGGCATCGTCTGGCTCCTTGTTTTTAATGGCGTGGACAAGAGCCATAAGCGACTCCATGACTCCCACATGATCTTTGTTATGAATGTGTTCTATAAGTTCGTCTAAGGCGTGATCGATAAGCTCATCGTCTTCAGAGAAGCCGTAGAGAGATACTCCGGACATTTTCCGAAGTGTGGGGACCTTGCGCTCTTTAAGAAATGGAAGACTCACATAATTGATTGAGTGCTTCGGATATTGAATTAGCCCCGTTCACTTCGGTGGGGCCAGGCCGGATGGACTAACCATCATGATCTATGGCTGGAGAAATTGGGCTCGAACCAATGACCGTCCGGTTAACAGCCGGGTGCTCTACCAACTGAGCTACTCTCCAAATTTTACTGCTTAATCTTACGCCTCATAGCCGCCCAATATGGTTTACTATTAACCGTTGGCTTGCCGTCTTTGAGAATCCATCCAAACTCTTGGTCCCAAATGTTTAGCTGATCAGATTTGGGAAGGTCAAGCTCGCCAGTCCCGGCTATTTTCATGCTGCGGCCATTCTTGTTGTATGGGTCTCGTTTCTTTTTAGTCATCCAGTAATGATTCAGTGCTTCACATTATGGAGTTAGTCCCAGTTGTTCCAGGGTGCGGAGCCGTCGGTATTGTTCGTCCACGTGATTCCTTTGGCGTTCGGGTCATTCATTGCTTGGTCTCGTTTGATCTTTTCCATAATTGCCTGCTTATGTAGATCCTCTTGTTCCTTAATGTATTCTGCCGTTCCAGGAATAAGCGCTTTTTTCGCCGGAGTAGAAAGAAAGTGGTAACCGTTAAACCAACCGTAAAGCAAAGCATCGCAGCGATGGTTGGGTAAGCTTGGATGCTCTTTTTTAGGATAGACAATTTTGTCACCGGACGTTTTCCAGACTAGAGCCATCATTTCGTCCATGAGGTCATGCTCATTGAAATGAATCTTAACCTTGCCTTGGATTAGGTCGCCATTCAATATCTCAATGTGGTCAACCTTGCCGAGCTTGTCCGCGTACTCGAATAGAATGTTAGAGCGCATGGTCATGGTCTCTACACCCTGCTTATTGGCGCCGTCGATAATCACAGAGTTACATGGATATTGTGGGTCATTCAAAAACTCTAGAAGCTTTGTTTCAACCTTGTCGAAGGTCATATGCTTCTGCGCGAATGTCTTGATTACATAAAACGTCGGATCATTGTCATGATACGCGGACAAGACAATCGCAGTATCGTCTTCCCATCCCAAGTCACAACTAAGCACATAATGCCAGCCCTTGGATTGAGGATAAGGTAGGTCTCTAAACAGATTTCGATCCGGATTGAACTTATATACGAGCTTGTCGGTCTCAATGACCCACTCATTGAGGTACCATTGACGAAACTGCGGCGTTTCCATGTACAGGGGCCGATTCGTCTTAATGTCATCAATCTGCGCCTGCCAATCTATGTGTGGGTTTTGATGTGCTGACCAACGGTGGACACTCCAGCCTTGCTCCTTGCCGTTGGTTATGTCAAAAAATAAGCCTTGAGTGAAATTGGATGAAGTACCAAGGAGGCAGGTTGTGCCTTTTTGATCGGCCATCGCTGGGCCAAGGATATCGTAAACTAAATGCCTGAGATTAATCGTGTAGAGACTCGCTTCGTCGATACAAACCAGCTTGTATTTCTTACCGAGAAGCTTGTTCATTTCGTCTTCAGATACGTCAACACCTGTAATGCGGATAACGGACCCATTGGGAAACGTGCAATCGAGGGAGGTGTTGTTGAAGTGAATAGACAGCTCATGCTTGCGGTCAACAACCTTGAGGATATCCTTCATGATGATATCAAGGGCTGACTGGCGAGTAAGACCGATGAATAAGCAGTTAGCCCCTGGGTATTTCAGGCAAGTCTCAACCATGTAAAGTCCGGCCGTGTAGGACTTGGCAGCGCGGCGAGTGCAGTGCAATGCCTTGAGTCTAGATGGGTCGTCTATGAACTTGCGCTGCTCTGTGAATGCGTCGGATGAGACTTCAGAAAGCGTGTCTACCGCTTGGTAGAGTACAATCGCCTGCTCTAACAGTTCATTCTGTAGGTCTAGACTCATTCGCTACTTCTAGCTCAAGGGTGTCTGTCATTTTCTTGAGTGCTGCGAGCTTTTCCTTGGCGGTAAGGGTGTCGGCTAGGCTTGTATGGTCGTCGGTTTCTGGAACCTTGCCGCACATAACCTCCATGATGAATTGAAACGCTCTTGAATCACCCTCAGATGCCTTGGATATCTGCCCTTGAATCATTTGCTCTATTTGTAGTGCGCCCGGGCCGGCTAATCGTTCTTTAGCTTCCTCTTCGGTTAAGCCCACATAAATGTGGATGAGCTTAATAAGGTTCGCCATGTGCTTACGGCGCGCTTCTCGTAACTCTGCCGGAAGCTTGGGGCCGCCGAGCGGGTTTCCGGTCTGACCCTTAACCCATGGCCGGAGATTGCCTAAAGCCGGGACTGGTTTATCGTTAGCCACTGAGTATCCAATGACCTTACTGGATTGGTCGGGCAATGACTACATTGTCCCATGGTGTCTCTTGGATGAGGTCGCCACTTTCAAGGTAAACGGTATCGCCTATCCGACTAATGTTATCAACTTTGTATCTTGGATCTTTGGATTCCAGTTTCAGCTCGTATACTGGTTCTTTGTTGACTCCGGGCGGGACTGGGCTTTGAAACTTAACGTAGCTGTACTGCTTATCGTCCTTATTGGATCGGGCCATGATTCTCCTTAACCTCTAGTCTGAGGTCTTCTACAATTTCCTTACCAATCTTGGTGGCTGGCTGGGCGACTGACTTAACTCCTTTGCACAGAAGTCTGGCTATGCCCTTCTTTCGGTAGTCAATCTTAACATAAGCGAAATGAAGGAATGAGCCGGTAAGGACAGAATATCCCGCTATGAAGTCAGGATCCTTCTTGTCGCATGCAATCCTAACCTCAGTACTTGGCTTTGCGAGTAAGTCCTTAATGCTTCGCGTCGCTGCTGCATAGAATTCGTGCGCTAGCCGTTCGTCGCGTTTTTGGTCATACCAAATGGCATTACGCCAGGTCGCATAGACGATTGGCGTGTCTCTCGGTACAAACTGCCTGATTACGATTGTTGCTGTGTCATCCGATTCTGAGTTATTCAAGCGTGTACCCATTAAGCCCATCCATTCTGTAATCCTTCTGATAATCCTTAGAACGGTTGTATCGCTGACTTTGTGCTTTAATTCCGATTCCCGCTGAGTTTTCCCACTGCAGTAATCCATCCATATGAGTTGTACGCGCTTCGGACTAAGGCGGCTATTGCCGTGGACACAGAGACTAATGCATAACTCTTTGAATTCGGGATGGTTTTGAAAGTGTTCCTCTTCTTTGAGTAGTGACTCGGGGAAGCTTGAAATGATTTTAGACCCGGCTGGCTGGAAGGTATCGACATAGATGCTCGATATCCCGCTCCAGCGTTTTAGCGGCCGATCCGCATAGGCTTCATTCTCTTGGTCTTCAAAGCCTTCGCGCCTTAGACGGTCGTACCATTTAGCTTGTATCTCCTCGAAAGAGGGGTCTTGAGTTGGGTCAGCAAAGAACTTGGGTTGCTTCTTGCTCAAGATCAACCACGTTTCCTTGTCCATTAGTTGCTGCATTTTTTTCAGCGTCTTTGGCCTTAAGCCGAGTCTGAATTTCCTGCACCGCGTGGTAAGTCACGTGGCAGCTAATCCGGTTAATGCAGCTATCGAATAGGTCGGTCTTTTTTACATGTCCGTGCTTATGGTCAAGAGCATGAATTGCACTCATGAGGATTTGCGCGGTGTAGTCTGCGTCTAGGAAGTGGGGAGTGCATACTTTGTTGATTGCTTCCAAAATCTCATTGGTCAGGTCTTGGAATTGCGCCATTGTAACCGGGAGATAGAAGTCATTATTCTTGAAGGTTTGTTTCTTAACTACTGCTTTGGTCATGGATTCTCCTTTTTGCTTGCGTTTTAGGTCATGCTACGTATTCTTTTTACGACGTCAACACTTTCTTGAAAGGAAAATAAAATGGTTGCTTGGTTTGTAACAAATTGGCAGGCGGTGGTGGTTGCAGTTTTGGCGATTGACGCCGCGCTGATTCCCCTTTTCCCGAATGCAGGGATTCTCGGCAAGATCAAATCTCTTCTCTCTGACGTGGCGCCGAAGCAAAGCTAATGACTCTTTCCGCCTGGGTTGCGCTCATCACCACTGCTCTTAAGTTTCCTGATTCAGTCATGGCCATGATCAAGATGTTTCAGCAAACCCCCGAAGAGCAGCATCAAAAGATTGTCGCAGCGGCTCAGGCGGAATCAGCCAGCCTTCAAACAACTGGAAGACCTACATGGCAATGAATAAACACTTCCTTGCCGGAATGTTGATGGGTTTAGGGCTTGCGGCCTGCGCTGGCGCTTCGTTTCCATACAAATACTACGGGCTGGACCTGAAGGATCAAAAGCTCCTTGGTCCCACTACTGCCGATGATTTGAGTTTAGCCGCATCCTGCGATGCGACGGCGACGAATCAATCTCCCTGCGTCGCAATGCTGAGTGATGCCTTTCTCTCTCTCAAACAAGATTACCTAGACATTCAAAACCAACTGAACACCTGCCAGCAGCAGCTTGGCGTTCAGTCTGTTCAGGAGCACGTTCACTGATGAATCTGAAACTTATCCGAAACAAGTTTGCTCTTTATGGGATTGAAGGCGAGTTGTTTGACGATAAGGGATTGCATGTTTGTTTTACTTTGGAACACTCTTACGTACAGCCAGACGGTTCATTTCTGCCAAAGTTGCCAGACGGACTCTATACCTGTCAGCGGGGACAGCATCGGCTGGCATCCATGAACAATAGTTTCGAAACATTCGAGATAACGAAAGTTCCTGGGCACACGAACATCCTATTCCATAAGGGCAATTACAATAACGATTCAGAAGGTTGTGTTCTAGTCGGCGCAGCCTTCGGTCAGGGCTGTATCTTAGAATCAGCCATAGCGTTCGGAACATTCTTGCAGGCGCAAGAGGGCGTTGACTCATTTCAGCTTACTGTTTCCACAAAGCGCAACACCAAGCACAGGCTGAAGCAAATCGCTGAAATAGCAAAGCAATATATTGATACGGTAGGGTCGTGTGATCTAATTTTCTCATACACCATTTTGAGTCCCAGTCTTCTGCAAGTATCTCAATTAATTTCATTTACACTTCTTCCGTTATCGGCACGCGCATTCCATCATCCCATGGGTCGCAATAATTTTTATATTTCAACCGCCACTTGAATCTAATAATCGGCTTCAAGTCATCACTGTTTCCACAAAGCGCAACACTTAACATTTCTAGCGTACCGTTAATTCCCCACCTTTGAATCATTCCCTCTACTTGGTTTTTAAAGGCTTTCGCTGAATGTTCTATTTGCAGCGCATCTTGAAGGTCGTCACATCCTTTGATTCCAACTGTATTAAAATCTAACATTTCTTCTTCCCCCCACATGTGCAGATAAATCCGAGACAGTTCGGCTTATGCTTCATATTTCCTCAACAACGATGACAATTCGCTCCCCAAGGCGCTCAGGCTCGTCGTAGAGCTTCAATGCGTGCATTTCCACGATCTGCGCATCATCGTGCCACAGCAGCCCGTTTAGAGCGTCTAATAGCCCTTTAAGATAGTTGTCCAGGTCGGGCCTGACCGCTGGTAAGTCGTTCTTCGGTTTCTTGGGTCTTTTCAGAATGAATCTGGCGGTGATCTTGAGCGGTCCATCCAAGGGCTTCTTCGGAGCATACTTGGACGCCCACAGCTTTACATCGCGCTCGTAAGTCCGGGTCTTTGGGGGCGTAACCGCTCTGCCCTTCCAGAATCGCGGCCTGCCCTTGGGCTGGGGCCTGAACGGAAACAGGATATGAATCATTTCCTCATCCTTTCGGTCTTCGATCTTGGTTGAATCCCTAATGCCTCACAGAACTGCTTCTCTGTCCAATGAATAAGCTTGGGACTACTGTGACCGGCGTGACAACCATTGCAGGCAAGCTGAATGTTAATCGGAGCATGAATCAATTCCTTGTAGAGCTTCTTAGCCCACTTCGTCTGAGGCCATTTATGATGGGCGTCCAAGTACCCAATCGTTCCGCAGCAAGTACATTGCCCGTAAGCAGAACTCAACTCTTAACTCCTAGAATTTCGTCAAAGCAACGACGCCCAATCTCTCTCAAGTTTCTGTTCCTTTCTTTTTCAAATTCAATTCTTGGATCACACTTTCCATCCTGGAGTATATTTTGCTTCCAATGCTCTAG